TTCAGTTTGCTTCTGGGTTGTTTCGAAACCATCATCAATATTATCAGCAGTTGGAGGCGGCGGTGGAGTGATTGCATAGATATCGCTGCCCGTATTGGATAATTGAACTTTTGCGGCCGCTTCATCAATGCGAATGTTAAGCAGCGCGTTTGTGTACTTTGTGGCAGAGTCAAGATATTTATACATATTATAGGCTGCGTCTTTATACTTCTTATTTGCGTTCTGGCGTTCTTTCTCCAGAATGTCATTAGAGAGTGTGGAGGCCGTATCGTTCATATTTGCCTTGAATTTCTCACCAAAATATCGTTCACGCTGTTCCTCTGCAGCCGAAAAACTGCGAGTCATAATAAGAGTGTTTTCCGCAGTATGAGTGAGATTCATCTGCCTTAGACGCTGATCATAGATAATCTGATTCTTGCAGATATAGTCGATAAGATGTCTTTGATTTGCGTCGTTTGTTGACACAGCCGTACCATCAAAGTCGCGCATAAGGTACGAGTAATCAGGCATCCCACCGTCAGTTGCCAAGGTAGACATAACCTGATAGAAACGCGCGATATTTTGCGTCATATTTGCAATATAGTCGGCCTTTATATCCAGGTCATCATCTCGATACGCTTTTCGGGCAAGCTCCACTAATGAATCTGTAGGTTCTAACTCTATAGAAAAGGTCGGTGGGGTGGAGAAAATATCATCAATTTCAAAATCCCCATCATTCGGATCGTGTTGCCCTTTAATAATCCATGTCCCGTCTGGAGGATGGGAACCGCCTGAGCCTTCAGTCCCAGTTCCGCCACCTTCAGAACCTCCACCGCCGCCTCCGCCGCCACCTTTTGGTGGTTCAGGATGTGGGAGTGGAGGTTTTGGCTTTTCAGGCCATGGGTCACCAATTGGCGGAGGAGGAGGAGGTGGCGGAGGAGGAGGCGGCCACTTCTCTACTGGCGGTGGAGGTGGTGGAGGAGGCGGAGGAGGTGGTGGTTCAACAATGATAACTGGAGGAGGTGGAGGAGGCGGAGGTTCAACAATAATAGTCGGCGGTGGTATTACACCTTTTTCAATTTCAAGTATTAACTTTCCCTGAGAGTCTTCCGACAAGACCTTGTTTATATCCCGAACAATGTCTCCAATTTCAGGTGGCAGCAAGTCTGCAAGTGATGTAAGCTCGTCCAGATCATCTATAACTTTTAATTCACGAACAGGTTGTTGTATTGGGGTCTGTAGACTTGGTGCCTGAATAATGCCGTCAGACTCATAACTTCGTTCAGGAGTTAAATCCGGTATGGTCAGTATATTATGTTTGTCGTATCTTTCTTCTGCCATGCTCTTATCCTTTACTTAAAGCTACTTACTACTTAGTATAATTTCTAAAACATAGACCTGCCGCCAAATCCCGAACCTCTGCGTGAGCCCCAACTTCCACCGCGCCGAATGCCTGTAGAAGCAACCATTGGTGCTTTAAAGAATTTGGGCTGGTCTCCATCGCTCTTATCTTGAGCGTCTCTGTAGGAGATACTGCCATTTTGTAAACCACTCCATGGGTTTGCAGCCCCTCTCCAATTTTTAGCAACAATGTTTTCTTCTGCTTTTACAAACGGAGATTCGCCGGTTACCATGTGTGCAGTAAAATCTACTTCTTCAATAGTTCTCGCCACGTTAGGCATTTCCAATGCAAAAGCCAGAAACGCAAGTCCGAGTGCATCAACAAAGTGCTCATTCTCACTGGTATATACCGGGTTGCCATTAGCCCCTACACGTACAACTTCATAGTCTACAAGCTGCTTATGCAGAGTCTCGTCGAACGGAGACATGATAAGCTGATTACGCTCAATACACATGGAGAGCTGATTGACCATGAACGGTTTCATAGGCTTTTGCTCTGTAATGTGTGTAACCGGATCTATTACAGGAATTTTCTGTGAGAATTGGAATCCTTTTACTTTTAACTTAAGTCCGGATTCCGGATGCTGGTCACCGTATTTATGAAGCATTTCGATCTGGTATTCCCCCGAGCCCCGGTCGGCGTAGATATACGATGGTTTATAAATTCTATTCAGGTCAATAATCATATTCACAGCTTTATCGAAGCTGTATTCTGCTTTTGGTACTTCGATTCTTCGCACAACCATGAAGCGGCCAAAGCGGGGTACATAATCGAGAATAATGATTGACGATGATGCGCCATATTTCACTTAACATAAAGTGGACTATACTATTATCCGTTCTGGATATCAGGTCTCTAGTCTCTGAACCTTCCCGATAAATCGGGCTTGGCTGCTGATTCTCGCGCAGCATACGCATTCCAGCAATTTACCTGATTATTGCCCACACATTCCTGTGTGGCGGGACAAATTAAATGCTGCAAACTTCTCATATTTTCGCTCAAGAAGAACATCCGCATCTTCATACATTAATTTGTAGAAGTATGAAATACTTTTAAGATTACTAATCTCCAGTGATACGGCTTTTGAATGATTGACTTGGTATATCGCGGAGGATATATCATTATCAACCAAATAGTCTTGGAGTGAACGAAGCATAGGTTCACCACCAACAATAGATATATGCCATTTGCCTTTACTTTCCGTAATGCATCCGTCGCCGTCAAAATACCCCCGCAAATAGTGAGACAATAACGACTTGTCTAAGTCAGGAAGCTCACATGTTAAAGACTTTTTAGGAGTCACATTTAAGGCCATTAAATCTTTACACATTTGCGTACAGTTAATTTTTAATTGTACAACTTCATAATCTTTTCCTGTTTTCTTATTGTGTACGGCCTTCCTTATAATGGCATAATCTGATTCTATAGCCTTGTTAAATTTTGACAAATGTTCAGTGTCAACCGCAGATAGATTTATCTGCAATCTATAAGAGTTCTTATCACTCCCGTGATAAACACATCCGTCAGCCATTATAAAACCAAGCCAGTAGGCCTGTTGTGGAGTAGTAATATATTTAAAGTATTCCGCATTTACCGTGTGTCTTCTTGCGCCTTGAGAATTTTTTTTCAATCTGTATCAGTCCTCCTGACCCAGTATTACCAAGCCAAGAGTCTATACAATGAAAATATGTTAATTTTCTTATCCCAGTCAATACCCATGGTGCGCAGCTTATTAGGTTTGTATACGCCTATTGACATATTCTCTGGAGGAATATACATCTCAACATTCCACCCATTATTCTCAACCTTTATCTGCTGAGAATAGGTAAGTGGGGAATATGCGTAACGCATAAAATTCATCGCCGCGTCAATCTTATCTTTATCAAAAACACCAGTTTCCTGAGAACCGAAGTCGGCCATAACTTCGTGGATATAACCCTGCTCAGATAACTGGGAACGGAATTCTTCTTCCATATCCGGGCCCCAGTTGGGGTTACAAGTGGATGGGAAGTGGAACTCCTTAAAGTGCATACTCGGGTCTGTACAGGCCTGCCAGAAACGCTTGCGCGCGCCAGTAGGAGTGGAGGAGAGAAAAACTTTGATCCCTTCACGTTCAGCTGCGATAGCGAGGATCGAGTCAAAGTCAGCGTTGCTCATGTAATCGGATTCATCCAAATAAAGGGCGTCAGCCCTCTGGCCACGAAATCCTACTGCGCCGCCACCCGATGAAGCGCCTGTTGTCTGGCCACGGATTGCAGACCCATTATTAAACTTAATCTCGAATGGTGTTTTTGTATTGGAAACGACCATTGCTTTCACTGCAGGTGACAGTGAGATCAATTCGTTTAATCGGTTAAAAATCGCTCGTATCTGTACTTCATATGGCGCTGCATATAAACATACGAACGAGCGATTAGTACAAGCCTTGTGCAACGAATCAATGCACATGGTTTCTGTCTTCGGGCCGGAGTAGTTGGCTCCAGCCAGGACTATCCCTTTCCGGTTGTCTTGTTATTATCTACGGATTAGTGATATTCGGAGATATCGAGTTTACCGTGCATCGGAGGGAAAACCTGGTCTTCATAAGAATCCATCAGTTTTTCCATCTCCAGTTCCAAGTGTTCCTTAATATCCGTGAGGAATTTCTGGCCGGCGTTATTCGCGGCCTCTACATCATTTGTTCCATCAATGCGGATGCGGGCCTTAAACTCGCTGCGCAGTTTTTTGGACAAAGAAATTGTAAATCCACCCGGATAGGTTTTTTGGAAGCTGATTACCGGTTCACCGAGCATATCGAGTGCGCGGATTTCCTTAGCTGTGAAATCTACGGTTTCGAGCTCAATGGTAATCTTGCGCTTCTTTACGACATAATCGTATTTCAGCTTCATATCGCAAGCACCCCTTTATTAAACAGTGAGAGTGGCAACAGTCTCCGTTTCAAAACGGGTGCGCTGTGCTTTCAGCTCCTCAACAACAGACTTAATGGCTTCATGTACCTTCTGCTGGAAGAGCAGGGCTTTTGCTTCTGCCACAAGACGAGCCGTGTTGAGTGTTTCGCCAAGCTCAGACTTTGCAACATCGCCGGCATCGGCACTAAACGTCACAGCAAAGCCCGGAGCAAGTTCATAGCGTTTTACGTTCTGAATAAACTTCACAACGTCGCCGGCTTCACTTTCGGCGGGGACTACACGTTTGTCCCCATCAACAGCGAAACGACCTTCAAACACGATTGCTCCCAGGTTGATAACCGGGTTGCCCAGGTCATTAAAGAGAGCCTGTTCGTGCTTTTCATCCATCTCGTCCGTACCGTAACCGGCAAAAGTAATTTCTACAGTGAACACATTATTTACTACACTGCGCTTAGTTTCAAAAATCATCCTATATTCCCCTTTTCATTATTGTTAACTGGCTACAAGACAACCAGACCCCGCGTCTAGTCTCTGAACGTCCCCATAAGTATATGAGGTTCGCTGCTGATTCTCCCCGAAGGAAAGTTTTATTTTTTTCTCGGAGCATTCCAGCAATTTGTCGGGGATGGGCAGAACTCCACCCGTTCGTCGCCCGCATCGGGCTACTTTTTTCACGGATTCATCCAGTAGCATCTCTTTCTGATACCATCTGGCTTCCCAAGGTACAACCTGTTTCGAGGCATTATCTACGGTTTTGAGACATGCCTTGGCCCAGAGTACCGGATTTTTTAAAATAGCCGCGGCCATTTTTAGCTTGGCTTTTTTACGTTCATCCAAAGAAGTTTTCCTCCATAGCACTACGAGAAGGGGAAACAGCTATTAAGGAACTCAAGCCAGTATTACCACCAAGGCAGCCTTATTTGCCTAATAAAAAAAGATAGGGGAACTTACCCCTATCTCATACCTGGAAAACGCAACATCTTTTCGATGCGCGCATTTATGTCATCTATGTTATCTATAGCATCCTGGACATTATCCTCAATTCTATCCATTGCGGCTTTGTCGCGTGCCTTCTGCTTACGAATCTTCATCAGGCGCCGCTCACGCTCAAGCCTGCTTTCAATCATATTTATACAATCTATTTTATTAAGCCGGTAGTATTCCAAAAACTTTGATACCGCTTCTTCCTCAGTAAGGTCTTTAGGTTTTGTTACCTGGGTGATATCTCGCTTTTGAACGGGTTGTGGCGGTGGAGGAGGTTCGGTGGGGCCCCAACGCGCAACCTGCGAGTTTTCAATAAACCCTTCTATGAGAAACTTGTTTATTTTTTGAGCCTCATCAGCTCTAAGCAAAAAGACATGCGGGTGCTTGTCTTCCGATGTGCATGATTTTATTATCCTTGCGGCTCTCTGAATCTCCTGCCAGTCTTTATCTGTAGCTCGAATACTGTGTGTCTTTTGCAGGTCTCGCGCTTTCTTCTTTGGTCTGCCAGCACCGGGACGAGCTCCGCCATGCGAGTGTTGACGCGGGTTCACGGCTATCACCATCCTTTGTTTTATTCTACCATATGAAACTTGAAAAATGCAATACATTAATCCTAAAACCTCTTAAATATCAAAGCATTGAAGCTCGTGAAACATTTGATTATCCGTGAAACATAATGGTGCTGTGATAAAATTTGAACGTATTTTATCCACAGCACCTTTTGTGCATGCGCCCGGCGGCGCACGTTCTCTCGTGGTGATTTATTTTTTTTCCAAAAAAACATAACACTTTCTCCACTTCGGGG